TTATGCTCTTGTACATGGTCTATTACGCTGTAAAAGCGGTTGTGGATTGTGGAATAGAGATACAAATGGTGCAAAAAATATTTATAAGATAGCATACAATCATATAAATAATATAGAAAGACCGTTGTATTTAAGTAGAAGCAACAAATCAGGTACATTACACGATGTACCATAACCAAAATTTACACGCTTTGAAATAAGCGAACCTTGTAGTATATGAAATACTTATTTATATTTTTTTATAAATATTTGTCTCATTTTAAATCTTCAAGGGTGTAAACATTATTTTCACTTAATGTACGTTGTCATTTTTTCTTCAAAATGTAGAAAAAGCCCCAATAATACCCCATAAATAATTTAAAAAGTTGCTAGCATTTTAGTTATTGATATATTTTAACCAATTTTTGAAGAATATTTTACCAGTTTTAATATATCTTTCTGGATGAAATTGCACCCCTACATTTTTATTTTTGATATCATAAATCATATATATTATACCATTTCTTTTCACACTTACTTTATATATATTTTGTTTTTTTACGACATAATCTCGATGATAAAAATAGTATTGTGTTTTTGGTACATAAAAAGGTTTTCTAATTATAAAAGATTTCTTATATCTCTTATAGCTATCAAAACTTCTAATATTATTTTTACCAATAATATATTGAAATCCGTAACAAATGCTCAATAAAGGAATACCAGAATTTAATATTAAAGGCTGAATTATAGCTCTTAATTTATCACCTACAAAATAATCTGACCCGGATATTATAATTCCATTTATTTTATTTTTCAGTATTAATTTAATACCATTATAATCATCCCATCTTTTAAAATATAATTTAGTCTTGTTGCTGAAACATTTTTTAAATCTTTTTTTGTTCTTTTTGAAAATATTCTTACTAGAATACATATCTAATATTAATATTTTTGACATGTCTTCTAGTATATTATATAGAATAAACCCTTGAAGATTTAAAATGGCACAAAAATATTATTTTTTATTGTGTAATATTATGAAACATAAAACACAAGACTATAAGATTACTGCAGGAAAAATTGAATCTCATATAGTTGATAGAAATAATATAATTTCAACAGAAACATTGTTTCATAGAAATAAGTTTGCTCTTTATAGGTATCTTCTTGAAAATAAATTTTTTAATTCCAAATTATAGATAAATAATAATATGGAAAAAGTAATTGGTAAAGGGACATATGGTTGTGTTATAAAACCAATGCCTCAACCATATTATTATACCAATTATATTTCATATGATGAAAATGATGTAGTAAAAATCTTCAAACAAAAAACAGAAATGTATAAAGAATGGGATAATAGTAAAGAGATAGAAAAGATTGATCCAGAACATAAAGTTACAGTGAATATGAAAGAAATACAAATATTGAATAATAATATTCATAATAAAAATTATATTAATCCTGTTTATCGTGAACGTATTTGTAAAATGTGTGAATTAATTGATTATTATGATAATAATGATGAAAGTTGTTCATACCCAAAATACAATGTATATCAGATTGTTATGAAAAATGGTGGAACTGATGTAACAAATTTCAAGGAAAAAATGCATTATTTCAATTTCAAAACATGTTTTAGTGATGTGTGCGATTTTTTTATTCAGTATCATAATAAGGCCTTAATTCACAGAGATATTAAACCTGATAATATTTTAATAGGAAAAACAGAAAACAATAAACAATATCCATACAAATTAAATATTATAGATTTTGGTATACAAGTTTCTATTGCTGATACATTTGATGTAAGCAATTTATTATATTTGAATCATAATTATGTATTTTATCCTCCTGAATTTGTATTAGTAGCAAGTATATATAATGTAATACAAGGATATTCTTATCGTATGGTATCTGACTATATATTTTTATTGAACTTATTGCAAGATCCAAATGAAATAAACTTTATTAGAAATAAAATGTTGGAAAGATTTCAAGAAATTAAATTTTCAAATATATTTCAAAAACATTATAATAAAGATGCTTCCTATAAAAATATTGATAATTTCATAAATAAATATATAGAATATTTAATTAATAATAAACAAGATTTGCAATATATGAGTATAAGTAATATTATCGTAACTTCATTTGCTCAATTAAGTGCTGGATGTGATGTATATGGTATGGGAATAGTTTTCTGTAAGTTATATGATAATATTATTTTTGATAATAATGCACAAAGGACTGAATATTTAAATATTATAAATGATATGATAAATCCAAATGTAATTGATAGAAAAACCTTTACAAGTTTGAAAGAAATATATTGTAATTTCAATAATACTATACAAAAAGGAGGTATAATACCTAGAGGCATAAAAAACAATTCTTTATCATCATATAAATCTAGAAAATCAATAATTAAAAAACTTCCAAAATATATGAATTTAAATTTAAAAGATAAATATAAACTAGATTTATCAAAATATTTCAAAAAAATAAAATCAAAAGATACAGAAAGAATAAATGAAATAATTAACAAAAATTCTTTTGGAACTTTGAAAGAATTTAAATTTTTAAAGAAATTTTCAAGCATTACTTCATCGCAATCTAGCATATCTAGTATCAATCTAGCATTAATACCAAAAAGAACATCAAGCAGATTAAATTTGAGTCCTATAAAAGAAGAAAGTTCATCATCAAACAGCATGAAAACATATGGTGGTGATAAAAAGAAAAAAAATAATTATCTTCGAAAAGAGTGATATAGATAAAAAAATGATTATAAAAAAATAAGAATATTGAATAAGAATGTTTGAACATAACAAATATAGGTTAAATTTGAAAGATCATTTCAATAAAATATCAGAAGAAGATTCCAAAAAAATAAATGAAATAATTAATAAAAATTTATTTGGTACTGTTGAAGATTATCAACTTTTGAGTAAATATTCCATGATAAATTCTAGTAATGAATAATAGAATAGGAAAAAATATATTTTTCCTATTTCTTTCAAGTTATTCAGTCATTTGCTTTCTTCAGTAGTCTTTTTATATAAATCCATGTATTTATGGTATAATTCATTATAGTTCATATAGAGATTATAAAGGTCTGTTATATGAAAAATATGTTAAGAACTTTATTATATCACAACTTGGTAAAAATGCTTATCTATGGAATGAATGTCCTGAAAATATTTTGATAGACAATAACTTAATTCACTCTCATAATACTATGAGACTAATAAGAAAAGATATGAAAGAAGGACATTTGCATAATCATAAAGATATTGAAATAGATATTATACAAATTGAAAATGACAAATGTTCAATAGTGCAATGTAAAAATAGACCATTATATCTATGTAGAAGCAAACAATCAGATACATTACACGATGTATCTAACCATAATTTACCTGTCTAAAACAATTTTCAGACAGCCTTGAAGTCACAAAGTAATAAACCTGTAATGATTTTTTTACAGAACTTTGTGCCATTTTAAATCTTCAAGGGTGTAAAGCTTGTTGAATTTACTTAATTCATCCTGATTTTTGGTCCTACTGCGAATAAATGAAATTGCTTGTAAACATGCATCACATAAATCATCTTTCTTTTTATTATGTTGGAAAATATCTAACAATTTACTATCATCTGATATATATTGATTACAAATGGCAATACTAGTTGCTTTATTTATTTTGTATTTTTCTCGCTTAAAACCTTTTGAGTTTTTTTTGACATTATCATCAATACATATATTTATATCTGGTTGATATTCGTGGTGCTTAGATTTTAATGATGCATTTACAAGAACCACTGATTTTACTTCGCTATCCCAGTGTTTGATTAGACTGAAGTAACAATATATTATATGCTGTATCGTTTTCATTATTCCATTCAAATTAGATGGTTGATTTTCTATTAAAACAAAATCTACAAAATTTATCCCATTTTCTTTTAACCCTCCAATTATATTATCCATTTCTACAAAAATCCTTTCTGCAATATCATCAATGCCTTTTAATTCCTTCTTTGTCTCAGCTAATGTAATTATTCTCCAATCTATGACTTGTAATATATCTGTTTGTTTCAATATACACAATGCCAAATTTTTTACACCAATATCAAAACTTATATATATCATATATTTGTATATAGATCTTTTATTTCTTAATACTTTTTTGTAATGCTTGTAAAATATTTTTGTTGAACATTTGAATATTATTTTGATTAATAGTTGTTGCTAAATCTTTCCAAAATGTATCGCTTTCATATATTGCATTGTAATTATTAACCCTTTTATATTTTTTATATAACCATTTATGAATTTTTTCCAATATTTGAGCATTTGAATTATGATGTTTACCGTATATTTTTTTGGAAGAAATAAGTTTAGAAACAAAATGTTTAAGTTCTTCTATCTTATGATAGTTTTGCGGTATATTATCCCATAAATTATGGAATTTTATATAGTTATATGTTGGACATATCAAAAAGTTGTCTTTATAATCTATAAATGTTGGGTTATTATCAATTATAAGAAGATGATTTTTTATATTATAATTTTTTGGCGCTTTGATAGACTTCAAGATTAATGGTAATATTTTATTTATAGATTTCTTTATATTTCCAGATTGATCAATGATGCAATTATCCCTTGTAAATATAGGTCTATTAAATTTTATTTTATAATGTTTTTCAATTATATTAATCTCTTTAATTGCCCACGATTTGTCAGAAGCAGTATAGACAAAGAAATGACTGTTTGGATATATTTTTTTCATTTTATTTATAAAAAAACCAAAAAATGGTCTTATTAATTTGGAACAGCTATTATAACATTCATTTAAAGATTTATCGCATATTGTTTTATGTTTTGCAATAGCACCTAGTTCTATCTTATTCATTTCACTTTTTTTATAAATTAAATTTTTTCGTATGATCTCTTGGATATTGTATATCTCGCATTGATAACTGCAATCACCTATGATAGTGCCATCTAAATCCAATATAAAAACATAAGGTAGATTTATATCTTCATTTTTCCTTATTATATTCATAAATCTATTTTATAAAAATATATTTAATTGTTATAATTAAAATAATATAATTCATGTTGGGAGAAATTAATACTGCAATATTGTTTTGGACATTTTTGTGTTTTTTATGTTGTTTTTTATCTATTATGATGCTTATATTTATATTTAGTGCAATAATAATATATATATATTTCATTATAGTTCAAAATCCTATTTCAGATATATTTCCAACATCTGAAAAACTTTTAGAACTTGAAGATAAAATTATTACATCTTCTTGTAATTCTAAAGTCAAACATATTTGGAAAGATATTTGTATTGATAATATTGTAGTTCACGCTCATGCTTTGATGATAAATTCTAATAATAAAGATGCACAAACATTGCTACTTATACATGGAAATTTTGGAACTGCGATATCTTGGGTAAGCTGTTTCGATCATCTATCACCATATTTCAATATAATTGCATTAGATTTACCTGGATATGGGCGTACATATAGTACTTTCCATTCTTATACAACAACCCAATCGCTTGATTTTTATGCTAAATTCATAGCATCTTTTTTGAACGAAATGAATATAAATAAGGTATATATTTTAGCACATTCATATGGCGGGTTTTTATCTGCACATTTTGCTAATAAATTCCCACATATGATTTCACATTTATTATTATTAAATACAGCCGGTCTCCTACCTACATTAAGTAATACAGGGGCTTTTTGGGCTTTTATATTTAAAATGTCTTTACTATATTCACCTAGATTTTTTGGAGAACTTGGTATATTTGTTTTTTACGCGTTGTTTAAGGCTTTTATTAATAATGATTATTATTTATATTGGTTTTATATATCATCATCGTGTGAAGTATGGGGAGATAGACATATGGCTAATTTCATAACTTTTAGTGGAACGCGTGCATATTGGAACCTTCCTATGTTTGAAGTATTAAATGATATATCGCAAAAGATACCTATTTCAACAATATGGGGGGAATTAGATTCTATAATTCCTTCAAAACAAGGAATTATATTGAATGATATATTCGACATACCTTGTATTATTATAGAAAACACTGGACATTCACCTATACATGGTTGTAATGCAAATAAACTTTGTAAAATAGTAAATACTGAAATAAAAAAATATTGTAATTGCATATTTCAACAAAAAGTTAAATATCATAATAAATTCTTTCTATCTAAAAAAAAATGGGAAGAAAGATATTATTCAACATTTAATATTTTACAAACTGATAATACTATTTATAAACTTTATGATGATATTTATAGTTATTATATAAACCAAAAATAAAATTAAAGCCATAAAGATATTTTTTTAATAGTCTTATATTAGAACTATCTTTGCAAGAATGAGTGATTGTAAATATCCAAAATGCAAATATTCTGAAAATATAGGTAAATGTATCAAACCAAACGGGTATATAGAATTGATGGCATGGTGTAAAAGAAATAATGTACCTAATTTTAAAGAATTATGGCAGAAAAATAAACAATATTACAGAGAAAAAGCATGCGAATATTTTGAAGAGAGAAAACACTATGTTCAACCACCAAAACCGTTAAAAGAATGTCTTCCCGGTAAAGTTAGAAATCCTAGAACAGGAAGATGTATTAACATAAAAATTAAAAAAGAATGTCTTCCTGGTAAAGTTAGAAATCCCAAAACAGGAAGATGTATTAAAATGCGAAAAAAATCACATTATATAAAAGAAACTAGTCCAACAAATACTATTATAAAACAATCGCCAAAATTAATAAAATCTCATTCTGATTTTTCTTCACTAAAAGCGGAGATGGGATCTACGAGAAAATCTACAATATCTTCAAAACACGATACATATCATTATGATAAAGTATTTAAACGACAATATATTGAAAAGAAAAGAGCTAAATATATTAGAAAAAAGGAAAAAAGCAAAGATGCTAAAAATGCTGATGTTATTAAAGATGTATTAAAAAAATCTAACACAAAAATTAAATTAAATATAAAGAAGCCTAAATACTTGAAAAAACATCCATTTATTAAAGATTTCTTTGATAAAGAAGTCAAAGAAGTATTTGAAAAACAAGAGAAACAATCATTGAAAGAAATACTTTCACCAAGTAAATCATATAAATCAAGCACAGATAAAGCTGTTATTGAATTTTTAAAAAAGATTAAAGCAAAAAAGATACAAAAATATTTGAAACAAAATTTACTAAAAAAATATTTTACATTAGAAAAGAGATTACAGTATTTTAAATATGTTAGATCATTTGTTAGAGGTATTGATAAGAATTCTTGTATAAAGGCTAAAGAGTTTAAGGATAAACAAAACAAAGTTGTTAAAGGCTATACAATTAATGATATTATTGATTTGGAAAAAAAAATTGGTACCGAAAGTTCATATGGTGTAATTTACAGAACGTCTATCAAAAATATGTTAGGTAGATCTCCTATTGCTACTAAATTAATGAATATAAGTAAGGATAATTATAAAGAAATTCAAATCAATACAAACATTACAAATAGTATTCTTAAAAATAGTTTATCAAGACATTTCCTATTAACATATAAAGCATTTGAATGCAGCAAACCTGGTTTACATTTACCCAATATAATAGCAAATGCGTCAAAGTATTATATTTGTCTAAATGAATTAGCACACGGCGATCTTGCTAATTTATGTGAAAATATGGATTTTATGAGTAATAATGAATTAATAGTAAATATTGCAACACAATGTATATTGTCAATAGCGACTTTTCATAGATTAGGGTATACGCATAATGATTGTCATTGGGGAAACTTTTTATACCATATAACAGAGGATGTAACTGGATATTACCATTACAAAGTATATGGTAAAGATCTTTATCTTAAAAATTGTGGATATACAATGATGATTTATGATTTTGGATATGCAGAAAAAAGTAAGTATAGTATGATAGAAACTTGTAATGATTACATGAGACCTATGCATGCTTTTATAAATAAAAATAGCAATGGATGGGGTCCTTTCCCAAAATTGCCAGATGATGTTGTAAGTAATCAAATGAAAAATTTTATAAAACAAGTTTCACGGGGAATGTATACATATGATAATGAGAAATCATTATTAATGAATATTATTATACCATCATTAATAAATATGCCTTACAAAGTTCTATTTACTCAATTACCACAAGGACAAAGTGTTATTAATTCAACTCCATATATAATAGATGATACATTATTGAATATCATTTAATATTTGCAAACGTTCAATATTTATTTTTTTTAATATTCCTTTCTTTTTGTTTATATATTTGTGCATTTCATCAAAACCGATATATATCATATGATTTATTTGATCTAATGTAATATCAAAATACATTCCTTTATTATTTATATTTACATTTATGGCATAATCAATACCTGTATTTTCAACTATAAGATAATTATCTTCATCATTTATATATTTAAAAAGAACGATTTCATTTCTAAAATTATTCATCATAATTAGTATTTGTTTAATAATGGCAAAAATAGACATCTTATGTATCTCGTTATTTTTGCGTTTTTGATTTAAAATAATTCCTATGATATTTTCTTTTGGAATATCATGAAATATTTTGATTGGAAAATTATTTGTCAAACCACCGTCGTAATAATATTTATTATCTATGATTACTGGTTTATATATAAATGGTATAGACATAGAAGCTTCGCATGCTTTTAGTACAGAAATATCTGGTGTATCTTCAATAGAAAAAATTTTATTTTCACAATTATTTATATTTGTAGTGGATATATACATGTTAACTCCAAAGGTTTTACTCAGTTCTTGAAATGTAAAATCATCCTTACCATATTTTTTATTTAAAAGATCCTTCAAATCTTCTAAAATATGAATAGATGAACTCAAACCCATTTCTGTAATCAATTTAAAATAATTATTTTTAGGAACATGATTTACTTTTGTATTTTGAGAACATTTATAAACTATATCCTCCATTTCTTCTATATTTAATTTAAAAGCTACCATCAATCCTATAAATGAACCTATTGATGTTCCAGCTATATGTGTTATATTTTTATGCAAATTTTCTAAATACATATATCGTAATGCTCCTATAAATACATAACCTTGCATTCCACCACCTGACATGACTAAATGTGTAATTCTAAGATTATTCATAAATACATAATTAAATATACGATATTATATTAATTTTATATATAATTATTTATTGATTGAAAGTAAATTCTGTAGTATCTATTCCATAATAATTTAATGCTTCTTTAGCCACATTATTTTCTGCATCCTTTTTAGTATTACCAGTAGCAGTTGCTATAACTGTATTATTTCTATCTTTTACGCAATATGTAAACAACCTACTATTATCTTTTGAAATTACATTTATTTCATAAAATCTAGGAATATCTTGCAGATGATGTTGCATATATGATGCCAGCATATCTTTAAAATTATTCTTAATTCTTATTAATTCACAGAAATCTATATAGTTTTCAATAATATATACTATCCAGCTTTCTACAATGAAATAACCTGCACCTGTTAACGGTATTAACTTGACATGTTCGGGAAGCTTTACATCATCAACATCTGTTTGAAAATCTAGAAAAAGTGCACCTATAAAAGCTTCAAATATATCTTCCATAATTTTAAAATTATTTCTTCCTCCGGCATCTTCAACTTGTTTAGATATGATAGCAAATTTTGGAAATCCAATTTTTTCCGATAAATATCCTAACATTTTTCCATTAACAATTTTAGTTCTAATTTTAGATAGAAATCCTTCATTTTGATCAGGAAATCTAGTGTATAAATAATTTGCTACAATCATACCAAGTAATGAATCTCCTAAAAATTCCAATCGTTCATAAGACATATCTTGTAGAGGTAAACAATCTTCTGGGCAATTCTCGTTACTTTTGTCGAAATCTATATTTTTCATCGTACAGTATGATTTGTGTACAAATGCAGTTCTGTACAAATTTATATTCTTAAATACAATATTTTCTAAACCATTATTTTTAAATAAATTTGACAAGTCATCTTCCATTAAAAGAATATTTTTGTTATTGTACGGTAGATTTTCAACCTCAATTTCCTTTGTTTTGTTATGAATACCTTCGATTTTCTTCATAGTATTTAGTATTTAAATATATCTATTAATCATTTTTTTCAAATTATACATAAAGAAAATACTCTTAAATTATATTTAGTATTATTATTTGTTTTATATAGAGTTACATATAAAATGAATTCTGTAGTTGGAAATGGCTTTATTCCCACAACTTTAGAAGTTTCTTCTTTAGGTATTGGATTTGCAAATATTTCTAATCTTTATAAATTGGATATGACAGATGATGAATACTTAGTTGTAGGCGAAAGACATACTCCCACAGACGACCCTTTAGATACTAAATGGAACATGATAGTAAATAATGATGGTGTATGTGTAAATGCAAGCAGACGTGTATATAATACGGTAAATTCTAATTTAGGTAAATCAGCTGGATTATTTGTAGGTAATAATATTGTATGTGCCGGTAATATTCATGCTAGCGGTCTTGTACTAGATAATATTACAATTGCTAATGATATTAATTCAAACGTTTTAGATTCTTTTATACAAAAAATAAACGATAAAATTCAACCTTTTCAAACAGGTTTTACATCTTACATTCCAGACACTACTGGTGCTATTGCAAATGTAGATAATATTTATACTACATCATATATATCATTAGGTGGTTATGCAGATACGTTCAGTAATTCATATCCATTAAATATTGTAGAAACTGCTAATAATACTATTGATAATATTCATATATGTATTAAAAATGATGTAAATAATGAATATGAAGCAACTAAATTGCGTATGGGTATAATTGGCGGAAGTAATATATCTCCTGCTATAATTTCAACAACTGAAGGTATGCCTCTTGAATTTCATGTTAGTATTTCTAGTACAGATGTTAATAAACTATATGGTGGTAATTCTTTACCAAATTATACAAACAGTAATCTAATAAATTTACCCGCCATGTCTATAGATGCTAAGAGAAACGTTGGTATTGGTACAAATAATACTGGAGAATATACGTATAATAAAATATCGTTATATGGTCAAAATATAACTAAATCAATTATTACAGAAAATGCAAAATTGCAAGTTGAAGGCTTATGTACAATGAAAGATATTGTAATGTATGATTATTATACAAAACAATATGCACATTTAGATGATATATATGTGAGGTCAAAAGGGATGACAATATATGCGGGACAAATTGGTGGAGGTATATTTAACGATTTTAACTATACATTTTTTTATGATTTACAAGTTAATCAATTACTAAATGTTAAAAATTCGCTGACAGTTGATAATAATGCCACTGTTAATAATATTTTAAATGCAAATCGTCTAATTGTAAATGGTGTATCATCATTTGTTAAAGATGCAATATTTAATGATAATGTGTTTTTCCAAAAAGATATGACATTGAATAGAAATTTAAATATAGCATCTGGTGATTTATTTTATAATGGAGATAGAGTAAATATATTAAATACTGAACCCATTTATTTAGACCCTTCTATTATCAATACATCAAATATTACAAGTAATAGTGTTCTTGTATTTGCACAAAAAGATATATTTAATGTTAGTGGTAAAAATGTTACATTTCCAGGTAGAGTTGGTATTGGAATAAATAACCATGATACTTATAATGAACAATTAAATATTATAAAAGATATTGGTACTAAATATGAAGTAGTATTGCAAGACAATTCTGACCAGAATGATATAATTGGTACAAGTGCATATATAGGACATTTGACAGAATTAAACCCATTTGACAATAGTCTTATTATAAACACTAATAAACATCCTCTCAAATGGAATAACATATATTTTTATCCTGGAAAAGACATGGAGCGATATGGTTATATTAATAATGGCGAACCAACATTAGCAGTAAATCAGAATAATCGTGTTGGCATTAATACTGCACGACCAAGTTTTGAATTAGATGTTTCTGGACATATTTCAGCTAATGAAATTTTCTTGCGTAGAAATAAATATTCTTACAAATCTGCTAACTTTCTTTATAGCAATGATCAAACACTTCGGTTTTATAATATTTATGATCCTTTAACTGATAAATTTTGTATTAATTATAACTATATTACAACCACTCGTGATATGAAAGGTTTAAATGTTAAAAAAGGTATTAATGCAGATAACTATTATCATAATAATGTTTTGACAGAAACACTCAAATCTAATAATGATATGAGCGGTTTTTATACAAATAAAAAATTATCACTTGGTTGGACAAATGAAAAATCAGTCGCACCATTGCAAATTAGAAACATGACAATAGATGATTACAATTACTCTGTTTTAAGAATATATAGAGGAAAACGCGGAGGAGGTGCTACAAATAACGCAGATTATAGTGGAGTAGATATATGTGAGTATGAAACTGATTTACCATTTTTAGATAGAAATAAATTTAAATGGTTTATGTATAAAAATCATCTTAATAAAACTGGTACAGATAATAAAAAACGCATTGGACCATTACAGTTTGGATATACAAATAATACATATAATCCAACATCTTTTGGTATGTCAATATATTATAATGAAGAATTTAGCAAATATCATATAGATGTTAATAAATCAACAACAGATTTTACATTTAACCCAAATACTGCATTATCAGTTTATGGTGACCTTGAAGTACATGGTAATATAAATATTATTGACAAACAAAATACAGGGTTTACTTATCAAATAAATGGAATTCAATATTCGTCAAATGCTATTCAAAATGTAATTGATAATAATAATATTAGACCGTCATTGGGTGGTGATCCAAATAAAAATGACATTGTCATAAATGCAGAAAAAATAACTCTTATTCCTAATCATACAACTTTAATTGGATATGCTGATAATTGGTTCTTAAATTATGCTAACAACTTAGAAAATTTTTATAATAAAACATCTACTCCATTAATTGTATATCAAAATAATGTTCAAGAAGCAGTTTCTAGATTTGTAACTACAGGTACTGGTTCTGTTAAATCATCTTCTGCTATTGAAATAGGTACTTATAATACAGATTTGAATTATAATGGTGATATAAAAAATATGGTTGAATTTAAAGTTAGTGGATTTAGTGGTAGTTCTACTACATTATTAGAATTGAGTTCATATGACAAAAATTCCAGTTCATATAATTCATTTATCAGTTTCTATAATAATTCAATAGGATGTTATACACACATTGGTAATTATCATGCACATAATCCTAATACTGGTGAAATTTTTGTTAAGAATGTAACACTTCATATTGACGACTTTAATACATATGGTATTCAAGTTACGAACCGTGAAAAAACTCCTGCAATTAATCTACATAGGTTATACGGAGATAGTAATATATATTACATTTTGAGCGGATGTGATGATGATTACAAATTTAAAATATCCGCTGCGAATTCAGAATATAACACGTTTAGTCCTACAAATATATCAAACATATTTGTGATTGATGCAATTAATAACAACGGAATGATACGTAAAGGTGCAAGATTTGGTTTCAATGTTGATCAGCCTTCTGATACTATATGTATTGAAAGTTTATTTGATGAACCATCTGTAAAAATAACTAATAGATATACTGAAAAACAATTATACAATGAAATCAGTAGTATTACAATTATAAATAGTAATTTATTATTGAAACAACATGACGTCTTTGACATTGCTTATAATAATTATAGTAAATATATATTCGCATGGGACAACTCTAATAGCACATACTATACTGGTGTGAAATATATTATTGAACCAAAAAATATACCAGATAGAGATAATAATTGTAACATTATTTTTCACAGTTATAAAAGTAGCAGTAATTTTGTTGTTAATTCCAATATTATATTAAATAATTCAAACACATATGTAACAGTACATAATTTAGATATTGATTTTTATGCATCTAATTTATATATAAAACATGAAATAAATCAATCATGTAATATTGATATCATAGATATTAGTAGATATAATTTTAATAATAAACGTATTTTTCATTCATCAAATTGTTTTATAGATTTATCAAAAAAATTTAATATTACACCAATTATTGATATTGATAATTCAAATATTGATGTTATAATTGATACAAATGATATTTCTTATAATAATATATTTTTCATATCAAATATAATCCCAATTCAAATTACAAATTCTAATAGCATTGATTTTGCTAGCAATTATAATATATATTATAATTATAGCAATTATTATACATTACCAAATTATTTAATTCCATATTATACAACACTTGCATCATCAAAGATTACACTATCCTGTAACATTATTTCTTATACAAATCCAAAATTTAATAGCAATTTCTTTAATATTCATAACAATATTTTTACGTTTTTAAAACAACCAAATAATGATATTGTTAATAATATCTACAATAAATATATCACATATATTGATTACAATACAGAACTAATAGGCGAAAATGGTATTTATGATAATATATATGTAAATACTACAACATCTAATACTATTTGGTATAATGATACTATAAAATATCGCGGTAATTTAATTGCAAATCGTAAAAATACTATAAATGTTGAAGCATCTATTTTAATCCCTGAAACAATTGTAGCATTAGAAGAAGACAGAGTTTTGAATGTGAATGAATTAAACATTAATGTTGAATATAACATAAATTCAAATGCAAATATATCAAATATTTACTTTGATGTATCAAGTAAATTTTTAGCTATTAGACCAAGAGGTTTAATTGAAATTTATGATTATAATGATAGGATAGTTAAAAAGAAAATTCATGAAGAAAAATTTCAAGATAAATTTGATATTCTAGGTGTACCTTTTGTGAATGATATTATAATTAAAGATTATTATTATGTATATGATTTTGATACATGGTATAATTATGAGGATGAATATTACAATAAATTTTATCTATATGTTAATCGTATAAAATACCTTCCTCATTTGACTTTAGTAAACTTTGTCGATTTAGATAACGCATTACCAGATCCCATTGATAAAATTCATAAAATTTACAGTTATGATGGTACATTAGAATTATTTATGGAAAGAAAAGAAGGTTTTGTAGATAGTATTTTTAGAATAACAGAAGATGGAGACGCAGTTATAAAAAAATCAATAACAACAAACGATATTATAATTGATGGTTTTATTTACGATAGAGCAGGTAATAATCTCCTTAAAATGCTTAATAACGATTTTTCTAATCAATTTCGTGAAATATATACTGACAAATTCTATTTAAATTCATGTAATATTATGATACAACCAACAGGTGAGAATGGAATTAAGATATATTCAACACAAAGAGTAAATTATGATCATTTGAATTATAATATTTTTACAATTTATGATGATGATACTTTTAATTCGTATAATATATTTAATGTACAAAAAGGAGGGAAAATAACTATAAATAGAGAAGAAGATGCAAGATATGATGTTGATATATATGGCACTACTTATTCAACAGAATTTATAAGTGAAGTAGTTTATACCAGCAATTTACTTGTTTATGGTTCAAATACAACTATACTAACTCCTATGTATAATTTTAATAGAGTTGCTGTTGATAATTCATGGAATGAAGCTGGTGAACCTGCTGTTAAAATAATTAATCGTAGTCAAGAAAACGCTTTAGAGGTATACCAATATAGTTCTGAAATGAGTAATTTAGCTATAATAGTTTCTAATTCTGGTTTGGTTGGAATTAATATGAAAGATCCACAATATAATTTTGATGTGTTTGGTAATGGCCATATAAGTTCACTTCTTAAGACTAGTAATTTAGAAGTATATGGTGATGAAGCTATTGTATATAGTAGACTTATTACAAGTAACTTCCTAAAAGTTGAAAATTATAGCGAACAATCTGCATTTAAGATTAATAATTTAGGACTTAGTAATGCTATTGAAGTATTGAATTCAAACAATAGTTGTTTAACTATAAATAACATAGGTTATTTAGGTTTAGGTAAAGATAAAAACAATCCTGAATATGATGTTGATATTAGAGGTGATTTTAGGCTTAATAGACCAATTAATGAAACTAATATAGACACATATATGTTTTATGAATTTAGAAATAATCAGTTATTGACATATGATACAAGTAGTCGTGAATATAATATATCAAATATTGGGTGTATTTATGAATTTTTAGATAACAAAAATAGTGTTAATTTACATTCTGGTTCATATTTATATTTTGAAGATGATATTTTTTCATCAGTAAATGATCTTACAATAAGTGGATGGGTACATTGTTCTAATTTATCAGATGATAATTACATTTTAGATTTTAGAAGAGATGTACAATTTATTGATATATTGTTTCCTAGAGAAAATATAACAAGTGAATTATATACCGATAGCCATGGAAATGTTATTAAAACAACTGAAAGTTCTTATAAAGACTATCATAAATCATGGTATTTATTTGATAATCTATATTTTGGCAACGAAGGAACAGTAGGAAAATGGGGATGGGAATCGGCAGATAATACATATGATAGTAATACAGGTATAGCAAATGAAACAACAAATTATTTTCAAGATCATACTGAGTTTTTTGGAGAATGGATGATGATTGATATTGGTGAAAATATCTATATAGACAGATATAGACTATTCTTATTCAATGGAAATCAACAGAGTACACCAAATACATTCCGATTATACGCAAGTGATGATGCAAATGCATACGGTGATACGTCTCATAGTTCTTGGGAAATTATAGATGAAAGAATTGATATTAGTAATTGGGTAAATGAAAATTATTTTGAATATAAAACAAATACATCAACTAAAACATATAGATTATTTGCTTTAGTTATACACAAGATACAAACTTATAATTATGGTTTAGTAAATTTAACCCAAATAGAAATATATGGAAAGATTTCATCTAATACAAATACTAGCATTTTAGCTATTCAAAATAATAACAATAGTTTATCTTTCAAAATTCTAGATAATATTGTATATACATATGATTATAATGATAATATATGGTTTCATTTTGTATGGAATATATTAAATAGCACTAATACTGGCTACGTATGTATTAATAATGGTCCTGAAAATTATTTTGATACATATGAATTAATAAGTGATTATCCTTTGTCTTCAAATATATATTTAAATACAATTGGAAAATCAAATAATTATGGAAATTTAAATATTGCAGAATTTAGAATAATTACAAATCCTATAACATATATTGATAGAAATAATATATACAACCCTCCTGTTCTTGTATCTAAACAAGATAGGATTGGAATAAATATTTTTAATCCTATATACAATTTAGATGTATTTGGTGATGCACATGTAAGTGAATTATTAATAACGTCTAACTTTGAAGTTTATGGTGATGATGCAACTATACATACCAGAATGCTAAATAGCAACTTTGTGAAAATCACTAATTTTACAGAACATCCTTCTCTAAAAATAAACAATTATGGTAATAGTAACGCATTTGAAGTATTTGACGACGAAAGAGTAGGGTTTATTGTAACTAAAGGAGGAAATGTAGGTATCAATACTTATTATCCTGTAAATGATTTTGAAGTTATAGGTGATGTTCATGTTAGCGAGTTAATGAAAACAAGTAATTTACTTGTATATGGCGACGATGTGACTATTATTCCTAGAATGATAAATAGTAATTTTGTTAAAGTAATAAATGAAAGTGATTATCCTTCTATGAAGATACAAAACTATGGCAATAGTAATGCTTGTGAAATATTTACAGATGAAATACCTGCTTTTATTGTAACTAAAGAAGGAAATATAGGTATAAATACATACGAGCCTAATTCAGATTATAAATTAGAAATTTTTGGAAATATACATACGACAGAATTATCTAGAACATGTAATTTATTGGTATATGGTGACTATGTAAATATATTAACACCAACATCTATATATAATACTCAATTAGACAATGCATTAACAATTCAAAATAATGGACCTGCAAATGTTCTTGAAATTTATGACGATAGTATGATCGTAATTTCAATTCCTAAAAAACCTTTATTGGATGATATCACCGCTATATCATATAATAAAATAGGCATAAATATTATAGATCCTAAATATACTATAGATGTATTTGGTGACGCGCATGTTAGTGAAGCATTAATAACTTCAAATCTTATTGTATATGGCGATGATGCCACTATACATACCAGAATGCTAAATAGCAACTTTGTTAAAATCACTAATTTTACAGAACATCCTTCTCTAAAAATAAACAATTATGGTAATAGTAACGCATTTGAAGTATTTGATGATGAAAGAGTAGGGTTTGTTGTGACTAAAGGAGGAAATGTAGGTATTAATACTTATTATCCTGTAAATGATTTTGAAGTTATAGGTGATGTTCATGTTAGCGAGTTAATGAAAACAAGTAATTTACTTGTATATGGTGACAATGTTACATTTTTAACAAAAATGATAAGTAGTAATTATGTAAATATCATTTATGAATACGATGAAACAGCATTCAAAATCATGAATGAAGGTACAGGAAATGCATTTGAAGTTATCAGTACAAATATGTCTAATTTTACTATAGCTAATAATGGCTTAATAGGTATTAATAATAATAATCCTAAATACCAATTAGATCTTATTGGAGATATCAGAGTAAGTCAGACATTATATACGTCAAATATTGTTGTATATGGTGAAAATACTAGATTAGATACTACAACATATCAGAGTGAAAAAATGGAAATTATATCACAAACCGAAGGTCCTGCTTTAACTGTTAAACAATATGGTATTGATGACATGTTCCATGTATATGATGACGATGATATAGTATTTGTTATCAATAATACCAGAAAAGTTGGAATTAATATGATGCTACCAAAATATGATCTTGATATTACTGGTGATACTCATGTTAGTGAAGCATTGATAACTTCAAATCTTATTGTATATGGTGATGATGCAACTATACATACTAGAATGATAAATAGTAACTTTATTAAAGTACAAAATTATAGTGATTATCCATCTGTAAAAATTAGAAATTATGGTAATAGTAATGCTTTTGAAGTATTTGATGATAACAAAGTAGGTCTAGTTGTTACTAAAGGAGGAAATGTTGGAATAAATACATATAGTCCAACTACAAATTTTGAAATAATTGGAAATATGCATGTTAGTTCTCAAATTAGAGCTTATAAATTAGATGTTTATGGCGAGGAAATTGTTTTTACATCAGCATCAATTAATAGTAATTATATAGATGTTATAAATCATACAAGTTATCCTTCAATTAAGGTAAATAATTATGGAAGTAGTAATGCATTTGAAATATTTGATAATGATATTTTAGCATTAAATGTTATAAAAGGTGGTAATGTGGGAATTAATACATATAATCCAACGGAAAAGTTTGAAGTTAATGGTGATATGAATGTGGTAAATAGATTAAAAACTTCAAATTTATTGGTATATGGTGATGACATGACTATACTTACAAAACTTATTAGTAGTAATTTTGTAAAAATAAATAATAAAAGTGAATATCCTGCTTTTAAAGTTATTAATTATGGAATTAGTAATGCATTTGAAGTTTTTGATGATAATAGAGCTTCTATTATAGTTGCAAAGGGAGGTAATGTAGGTATAAATACATATGTTCCTCAATATGATATGCATGTGCACGGAATTGCATATTCTACATATTTCAAAGGTGATGGAAGTAATCTTTATAATGTTAATTTCTTAGATCGCAATACAAGCATGCTTGTAGAAGGAAGTAATTTGTATTATACTGCTTTTAGAACAGGGACAATTGCACAAGCATCAAATATTCACGCATCAAATCTTGTATATAATGTTTCCAATATATTAAAATATGAACTTGATTTATTATCTAGATTTGTTGATAATATATCATTACAGACAGGATTAGGTAATGTTGTTGTCGAATATGATTTTTTACCTAATATATATTATGATTTTACTGATTTGATAAATACAAATAACAATACAATATTAGATAATGATAAATATGACAAATTTTTTACAGACACTACAAACTTACCATTTTGGTATAAATTTGATAATACTAGTTTACTTGTTAATTTTGGTTATACAAACACTGGAGCTACGACCTATAATCTTACAAGTACTGCAGTAAGTTCTGATACAAGTTATTACATTATTGGTACCGCATCTGCTATATCAAATAATTCTACTGCTAAAATGGATATACCATCATATAATTGGAGTACTTGGACTAGGTACTCCGTTAGTTTTTGGATTAAAATTAATGCTGTTAATGGGAACGATATTATAGTAACCGACGCAAATAAAGTGTTCCGTATTACAAGAAATGTCAATAGTATTGATACAATCAGTATAGCAATTGGTGGTGTAGACAAAATATTAGATACTGATGGTTATGTGGGATTTTGGACCGTCTCAGACTGGAAGCATATTGCAGTTACAGCGTATAAAGATACTAATGGCAATTGTAGAGCTACAGTGTTTATTAATGGATCATTAAAATCATTTGATATTGATTTTGGTACGTGGAATTTAAGTTCAGCAACAAATACTAGTATTTCATTATTTGGTAATGGTACTAATTATTTGAATGGTAATATCGATGATTTCCGTATATATGATAAAGCACTTACACACGAAGAAGTTACAATATTATATCAATCTGGATTAGATGGAAAAATTATATATCCTGCCAAAATTGTAATACCTGTTGTAAATACAAATACTATTACTAAAGAAAATGGATATAATAGAAATGCTTTATTATGGACATATAATGCAAATAGTGCATCATCTCCTTACTTAATTTGTGATAATAGCACTAATATTCAAGGATTACTTAATAGTTTTCATATGTGCAATGGGTTTTCCATACATTTTGTATTTAAAAAGAGTATTGAAATAGGACAAACTAGAGTGTGTGAAATTTTTACTATTGCAAATGGTTCATCTTCATATAATACACAGCTTATTAGGGCTGTAATAATTGGTAACTTTTTGCGATTTTATGTAGGTTCTATTGAGTATGCATCTGCTGAAATAGATTCAGATGTCTGGTATATTGTTGATCTTGTATGTAAGATATCATTTGATTATTCTACTATGTCTTTACTGATTTATTTGAATGGATCTTGTGACAAATCTTTGAATGATATAAATATTCCTTATTTACCTTATTCCATTACAAATGTTAGTAAGACTAATTTAGTATTGCTAATAGGGTATAATCAAAATCTTGGCACAAATGATTATGAAAGAAATGGTACAAAACTGTATTTAGAAAATCTAAAAATATTTAGCAAAGCTTTGTCATTAGAGGAAATAGATGGTTTGATATACAATTATGATTCTTGGAAAGGAAGTTCAGGGTTTGCTCCTAATGGTTCAAATATATATTTTCCTTATGGCAATGTTGGTATTGGTACACATAATCCTAGAGCAGATTTTCATGTTGTAGGAAATACTCTTGTAGAATTAGGAGACATTTATAAGAAGACACAGGTATATATAGAAAATAGTATTACTCCTGATATATCTTATAATTTCACAACTTTGCCTACAACATTTACTACTAGTTATTTATTATCAGATAATAATTTTGGATTAAATTTAACATTTTTTGGAATACCAAATAATACTAGTTATACTGGGATAATTTCTTCTGGAACTGGGTTTAGCACATCAGCACAAATTACATATAATAGTTCATTTATAAATGCATTTACATGGAATAGTAGTGCTTCGAGTGTTTATTTATATCACAATGATCCATCAAATATTACTAGATTTTTGGATAAGATAGATAATAATGGATTTACAATGCATTTCTTGTTTAATGCAGGTACTATGATTAATAGAAAAATTCCTATATTCTTTACAGGTTTTAATAATGGAGTAAATTTGATTTATATTAGCGTTGGAAGCGATAATAAGGTTTATTTTAAATCTATGAGTAAAAGCAAAGATACAAATGGTGTATATATAGAAGATACTTTAGCAAGTACAAATACAATTATTGCAAATAGGTGGTATATTATAGATATTCTTTTTGAAATATACGGTGGCACAGTATCTCTTATTATGCATATTACTGATACTACATCAGGTATTACAAACACAGTAAACAAAATAATTGATTTCTTTGAAAAGTTTGATATCAATAAGATATTAAAGATAGGCTATGTATACAGATGGGAAACTGAGAGTGGTGCTTACGATGATAGATTTGAAAATGTTTTACCGAATAATTTGGTTTATAGAATAGGATCTCATCCATTGACAGATGAAGGTAATATTGCAGGGTGTAGTATTCAGGATTTTAGAATTTATAATGCTGCTTTGACAACTAGAGAAATTAACAAACTAAAAACAGGAAGCATAAATATTAATCAAGTACAAACAGCTCTTAATGAAAAATATGGTATAGAAAGATGGAAATCATCTGACGGATATTATACAAATGATCCGACCAAGTTTTTAACTTATAATGGATCATATATTGGTATTGGTACTACAAATCCACTAGGAAAGTTTCATATTGTTCATGAAGAAGTTAATGGTATTAAGAATTATCCTGCATTAATAATTAATAATAATCATACAAGCAATACAGTAGAATTTTTTGCAGGAAGCACACCAGGTCTTATTATGGATAGATATGGACATGTAGGTATGGGTACAACTATTATATCTAGTAGAATGCATATTGTTCATAATAGTACAAATAGTTTAACTACTGAAACGCAAAGTTCTAGCATATATGGTATTGGTTTGCTCGTAGAAAACAATAATACCACAGCAAGTACAGCAAATAACTCTGTTATTGTGAATAGAATAACTTCCGCATCTACCGGTAAAGTAATATATGGATTAGATACAGGAGATTTTGCATGGTCCATTTGGTCTAGCGGTAACAATGATACTAATAAATTATTAAGAATTAATAGTACTATCAATGGTGATATTAGCAACTCTGCAAATGATAAATTTGTTATAAATGGTACAAATGGAAATGTTGGTATAGGATCTACAATACCAGCATCAAAACTAGATGTTAATGGAACTGCTGCTATTTCAGCCAATACATCTATAGGAGGTGATTTAGAAGTAAAAGGAGGAGATATAACTACCAATCAAACAACATTTAACTTATTAAATACAACAGCTACTACTGTTAACTTTGCTGGAGCTGGAACAGCTATCAATATAGGAGCTACTTCTGGTACAACAGCTATTAAAAATAATATGTCTATTACAGGTACATTAGGTGTTACTGGTGCAACTACTTTAAGTTCTACTTTAGGTGTTGCAGGTAATGTTGCTATAAATGGAACCAAATTTTCTGTTACTGCTACTAGCGGCAATACCTCTGTCGCTGGCACTTTAGGTGTAACCGGTGCTACTACTTTAAGTTCTACTTTAGGTGTTAGTGGTGCAACTACTTTAAGTTCTACTTTAGGTGTTAGTGGAGCTACTACTTTAAGTTCTTCTTTAGGTGTAACCGGCGCTACTACTTTAAGTTCTACTTTAGGTGTTGCAGGTGATGTTGCTATTAATACAAACAAATTTTATGTTACTGCTGCTAGCGGCAATACCTCTGTTGCTGGCACTTTAGGTGTAACAGGTGCAACTACTATAGGTAGTACATTAAGCGTTACTGGTGAAGTTCAAGCTTCAGGAGACATAGTTGCTTATTATTCCGATAGTAGACTTAAAACTATTACATCAAATATAGACAATGCTTTAAATATTGTAAATAACTTAAATGGGTTTTATTATACTGCTAATGATTTAGCACATAAATATGGATATTCTTCTAATACTATTCAAATTGGTTTAAGTGCACAAGATGTACAAAAAGTACTACCAGAAATTGTGAAATTGGCACCTTTTGATAGCAGCAATATATATAATTCTACCAGCAACTATCGAGTTTCAATATCTGGAGAAAATTATTTAACTATATCATATGATAGGTTAGCACCAGTTTTTGTTGAAGCAATAAAACAATTAAATACAAAAATAGAAGATCAGAATAATACTATATCAGAGTTAAAACAAGATATATATCGTCTTGAAAGTTTAATTAACAATTTATCACAGAAAATCATATAAAAATAATACATAATATATATGTAAATTAATACCAACACGATGGAGACAACTCTACTAGATACGTCAGTAAAAACACAGAAAACAGTTTCAGGAAAAAAAATTATTGATATTTTTAACTCATCAATTGATGTAAGTATTGATTATTCGCTCGACGAACTTAAAAAATATTTATCAAATGCTTTTAAAACTGCTACCAAAAAGTCTAAACGAGAAAATACTGAAAAACGCGAACCAAGTCAATATAATATTTTTGTAAAAAATGAAATGCATAAACTAAAAGAACAATATCCTGATAAACCTAACAAGGAAATTATGTCTATGGCTGCAGCACTTTGGAAAGAAAACAAGAACAGTGAAGTAACTGAATAAATTACAACATAAACTCTAAAAATGTTATTACTTGTTTGCAACTAAATCTTTTGAAAGGATCAAAACATTTTACATTATTTATCAAGTTATTGTATAATTGTTTTTGTTCATCGTTTTCAAATTTGATTAATTTTTTTATTTTTATCAAAATGTAATATGACGAATATATATCACATTTATATATGAATTCTTCGTTGTTAAAAACATCATTAATGTCTACATATTCCAAGTTTTTGATTGAATTATATATACTTTTAAAGCCTTCTATGTATTGATCTATGTTATATTCGTCTTGATTTTTGTTATATTCATGAAAGTGTTTATTATAATATTCGTGTAATTTTATTGAGGGATTTAAAAATACATTTTTATATTCTTTATCAAATTGATGATTAAATTGTTTAATATTTTTAGATTTTAAATAATAGTATAAGTAAAACTCTGGAGGATGATACATATACATATCTTTCAACAAATAATCACTTATTTCTAAATTATACACTTCATCTGTAAAACAATATAAACCAAAATCGATGATATTTAATTTTTTTTGTATTGGATCATATAATACATTGGTAGGCTTTATATCGCGATGTATTATATTATTATCATGTAATGTTTTAATACCTTTGTAAAATTTAATTAACATATTTATACTGTCTATAAATGACATACTATTTGTTATTTTATTGATGGATTTTCCACCATAATCGAATGAAATTTGATAAACTACTATATCCTTATTGATTTCTTTATCATAATTAAGTTTTTCTAATATATATTCATCTTTAATATAATCTATTAATTTAAAACAACATACAGAATTCATAGATACTGTAAATGTGTTGTAATTCTCTATTTGCATAATATATTTCAGAATATTATATTCATATAATACTTCTTCAATATAACTTTTGCCATTACATATTTTATATATTTTTCCAATTTCATTAGAAGTATTTTTAAATACTTGTTCCCAAAACGAAGATATATTAACAGCCGGTGATATCACTAATCCATAATTGCCATTACCTAAAGTTTTATATTTTTGTGTCAAAATATTAGACAAAAACATTTGAGATTTATTACTTTAAGGGTACTCTATGTTTATATCACAAATATATAGAAGGAATATTATATATGCATTTATTTTAACTTCAAAAAATTACACCATTATTGTTAAATAAATCTTTTTATGAATAAAAACTGTCAGTATTTTTTTTCAAAAGTTTGAAAAGCAAACGGCAAGAATTTTCAAATTTCTCGTCTTGCGAAATGCTATCGTTCAATGAGGAACTTGAATTCGTTCGCGGGCAAATCAATCTTCTCCGCATAAGAGAGCGAGAACTTGGTGGACGCAACTCTGTACATGCTCCTTCGGGAAATTATTCGTGTCACATCTGTCGATCATCGTTGACTTCTCCACTTGGACACCTCGCATATCCTCCGCATCCAATCGATTGTCCCATTTGCTTTGAGAGCGCAGATCCCATAATGGTTCTCTCATGTGGTCATTTCATTTGTCGCGATTGCTTCAAGGGATTCTTTGGATTGTGCGAAAACAATCGCCAAGTAAGACGCGAAGCACAAGTAAGGCACGTTGTGCGGATACTCCCATCACAAATCAGAGGAGAACTCGTTGAAAATAGCGAGCAAAACGAGACTTACAACATCACCAGGTTCTCAAGTTCATCGATCTCTTTAATATATGTCGATCCTCACACAGAAACGATCTCGATCAAGTTTGTGTCGACTGGAGATATGACATAC